AAAAATAAAGTGATAAGCCTTATGTTTTTTTCCAGATGGGAGCCAATCCCTCGAATAATCTGTACTTGCCTGACAGTCTATCTCGGCAAAAAGATAGAAAGACGTGCCGCTTTTATATCACAAAATCAAAGCAAAAAAAAGCCCATCATTGCGACGGGCTAATAGGGGGTGGGAACGTAAACTTTTAACGTTTCATCATCGCCTGGCGACGTGCTAAATCTTCCGCGTTACGCGCTGCAATATATTCCTCGGTACTCATTTCAGAATAGGATTTCTCGTTGCGCGGTGGCTTACCTGTTGCGTTGATTGGGCGGATTGGCTGAGGCGCTCTGCTTGCTTGTTTAGCCGGTGTGCCGATAATCTCGGCTAACTTCATGCCCGCTTGAATAGGATTCATGCTTGCGATTTGGTAAGCAACATCCAAATTGCGCCCCAGCGTGTAAGCAATCTCAGGGCCGTTATCCATACCCAGCAACGCTTGGCGAATCGTTGGGTTATTGGCTAATCGCGGATCGGATGTAATCTGCTCAATCACCGCGTCATAATCCGCGTGTTTTGCTCTAGTTGCCGCTTCTGCCTCAACCAATCGAGCCTGAGCTTGAGCCGCTGCTTGCGCTTGTTCGCGTTGTTGATATTCCGCTGCGACAGCTTGCCTTGCTTCTTGAATCGCTGACTCTCGCGTGTATTGCATCATTGCATCAATGTAACGCGGATCGTATTGACCGCCAGCAAATTGCATCGGGTCAGGCGGCATGATGCCTTGAGGCTCGGGAGCCGTCTGCGGCATATACTGACGCATCATGGACTCTTGCTGTTCCAGTAGCTTTTCAAGCCGCTCGGCTTGGCGTCGAGCCTCGTGCTTGTCTCGGGTCAGTTCATCAATACGCCGTTTATACCATGGGTCTTTTTTTGAATCGTCAGCGTCAGCTAATGATTCCTCGTTAGCCTGCTCTTGTTCTAGTGATTCCGATTCAATTTCTGACGGATCACTTGCCAAATCCTCTACGGTTTCCGTTGTTAAATTATCGTCTACTGTCTCAAATACTGCATTTTCCTCGGTCATTGCGTTATCCCCTGTTGTGTTGAATTATTCAGACTCGCCAGGCTTTGCTTCACCCGTGAGTGCTTCTGTATCTGCCTCGCGTGTCATGCTGCCAGCACCTCTAGCCGGTGCCGGAGCGCCGCCGCCTTGTGGTTGAGGTTTTTGTACGGGCTGTTCCAGTTGCGCTTCCAGCCGTTCAAATTCCGGCTGTTGTTCCAAAGATTGTTGAGTGCCGATGCCCATCATTAACATGATGTTTTCACGAACAGCCGCTTGCAACTGGCTGTCAGTCATCATTATCTTGCCTTCAACTTCCATGCGTTTAGTCTCGGAATCAAACCACTCGCGTTCCTTTTCTTGCAGCAAAATGGCACGCTGATCGCGTAACTGCTGCATCTCTGCGCTCATTTGCTCCATTTGATCGGCCATCTGTTCAATCATCTGTTGAGCCTGCATAACCTGCGGGTCTACCTTGTCGCCGCCAGCCATCTGCTGTAGTTGTGGCGGCAACAGCATCTGAAGCCTTTTGCTAATTTCCTCTGCACCAGGCCAGTCCATGTTTTTCATCATCAAATCGCCAATAGACTGGAACAGTGCGGGATTAGCTTGAGTCAGCGCCAGCATCATATTTGCCGCTTCATCGCGCTTGGTGGCATAACTCGGGCCTGAATCGCACACCACGTCATACTGGCCAATCGTAGGATTATAGATTGAATCTATAGCAGGGTTATTGGTGTTGGCTGAAGCTTGCGGTAAGTTCGGATCAAGATTGACAGTGCGCGGTGTACCATCCTCGCCAAGTATTCGAGCAACGCGGGGTCTATCGTATACTTTTGGGATCATGTCAACGATGATGCGCCCACAATGCCGAATTGAACGGTTAAGATTGTCCTGATAGTGGAAGTTACCGGTTTCAGATTGCTTTTGTCTGAGTAACAGTGCGCGTCCGGATGTCTCATTGGATTGAGCGCCAAGTGACGGTTGATAAATGCCCATGCTTTGCATAATGTCATTTTCAGCCAGTCGGATTGCATCCATGATTGCGCTTGACGCTTGCGGTGGCATTGCGCGTTGAGGTGCGCCAACTGGCGTTCCTGCAATGCTGACCGGATCATATTCCAAATAAGCCACGGATTCCTTGTTCGCCCTACCCCAGTTGGGGTCAGTTTCAAACTGACCAGCGACGCCAATAAACGGCGCTTTGGGTGCAAGTGCTACGTTTTCCGCGTTGGCGCTCAAGTAATAGTTGTACAGGCGCTGCGCGTCCTTCGCATTACGGATCAAGCCTGATAGATAGCGTTTACCTTGAACCCATATCTCATGGCCAATGACTGGCACAACTGGAATATATTTAGTTGGCAGTTCGGTACGCTCAAGCACTTTGTCGCCAGTGACTTTGCACCACATGCAACGCTTAGGCTGTATCGTGCGCGAGCGCCCTGTTTCCTCGTCGTATATTTCCTGAGCCTCGTCGTACTCAATATAATAATACTCTGCAATGCGTACAGAATCCTTGGTATACCAACCTTGCATGTCCCCATTTCCAGCGGCCTGAAATGAGGTTTCATCCACATCGGGATACATGCGCCTGAATTCATCCTTGCTGATTTCCTCGGCTATGATGCACCATTCAGCATCTGAGCCGTCAGGCTGTTTGCTGTGTGGGTCAAAGTAAACCTTCATCGGATCGGGGATGCGGTCTATAAATATATCCTGATCGAATGAAGTATCGTCCACATAATCATTTCGTACTCTAAAATAGCCAAGACCAGCATCAACTTGCCATTCTACGGCGGTATCGTAAGCAATCGATGCGTTAGAATTGTCTTGAATATGGTGAACCAATCCCATTAGCACTTCGGCTGTTTCCTGGTCTGCGCCATCGTTTACCGGCCTGATTCTAATGCTTGGCGTGTTTTGCCGGATCTCGTTGACAACTCTATCCCTAAACTGCAAAAGCCGATTGACGACCAGCATGGGGCGTTCTTTGCCAGGGCGGTTCCTGTCGTACTTGGCCGATTCGCTCCACTGATCGCCAAGCCTTGCAAACCTAATGTCATTGAGCATTTCTTGTCTGACAGTCGCGCTAAACTCAACCGCATCACTGAACCGCTGGCGTATTTCTCTTAACGTTTCTTGGTCAGTGTCGTCAACGTCGGTCTCAGCGCCAACGCCGAGTGAGTTGTAAATGCTATCGGTATCTAAGTTTGCCATTTGAATTCCTGTGTTAACTCATCCAGTCGCCGGTTCGATAATCGTCAGCGCGTCGTCTTTTGACTATATTATCATTCTTTAACATATCCACGCACGTTGCTAAGTATCGGAAAGCATCAGCGCCGTGCGAATACTCATCGTGCAAAGGGCCGGTTGGCTGGCCTGTCGTTGAATTGATTGCGCGTCTGTAGCGTTTTAAGCACTCTTGCAGGAGTGTGGTTTTCTCTTTGTCCATCCAAAGACGAGGAAACAACATACGCGCCAGCCGTATGCCGTGTTCGACTTCGCCAATAGGAATAATCTCGCAATTCCATCCAAGCGCAGTCATTATGTCCAATGCACTTTTGCCGGTCTTGTAATCTTTTGTAACGCCGTCGTGAGGTAGCCACACTTTGCCCCAGTTATAAGGGCGCTTCTTAAGTTCGTTTGAATACCAGTCCAGGGTATGAAATGACTCTTGAATGTAATCAATAATGCGAACCTCTGAGCCTGCGCGTTGCGCCACTATAATTGTCATCGCGTCGTTCCAGCCCAAGTCAAAGATACAATGCGCTTTGAGCATGGGATCATGAGTAACCAGGTTGATTCGATGTTGGTCAACCATTTCTTGAAATTCGTCAGCGTAGATTGCGCCTTCAGCCACTATCAGCGGCTTGCCTTCCCAGATGTTTTCATATTCTTTTGGTCTGTATTTCTTGCAGTGTAGCCTTTCTTTTTCTAAGACTTCTGGAAACCATTTGTTATCGTCGTAATTCACTTGCACCACAACGCAATCATCCGGCGGCTGCACAACAAAACGTTGATACACCTCATCCGTTTCAAGGTTTGGATTTAATGAAAGCCAGATTTCTGATCCTGGTTTCCTGATAGTTGGAATTAAAATATCAAGTGATTTTTTGCTGATATTTTGTGATTCTTCTAACCATACACGATCAACGCCTTCATAGCTTTTGACGCTTTCTACCGTGTGAGTTGCCAAGCCAGAAAAATAAAATTCCGATCCGTTTTTGCCGCGGATTGCTATGTCTGTAACGTCAAACAAATAACCAAAACCCAACTCTTGTATTTGGTCCACCAAAAGTTGATGCACTGATTGCTTAATAGATTTTTGTACTTCTCTACAGCAAAGAATTCTAAGTTTTTTTTCTACTGATTGAATCAACA